TCATTAGTCATTTCAATTTCTTCTTTCTTTACTTTCTTTTGCTGTTCTGCTGCTTTCTTTTTGAAATCAGACAAACGAGCTTTCATGAGAGTGTCCATCTCTTTTGTTTTGTTCGTAAGTTTTTCTTTTGCTTCCTTACGCTTGTTTTGCATCTCCTTCTGGCGATTTAGTTTTTTGCCTTGCTGGATCTGCTTTTGTGCCCTCTCTGTGTCAGACACAATTGCCTCATCAATTTGAGATTCTAGTTGTTCTTTCATTTTTCTTTTTTGGATACGGTCGAAGAGAGAGCGGGCACCTTTAGTGCGCCCGTCAACTTTGTCTTGGTTTGCCTTCTTATACTTACGATGTTGTCTAGGATTCACCATAACAAAAGCAGGTGGTAACTGAAGACCAGAACCGTCTCCAGCAACCATTTCATTCAAATTAGATTTAGACTCTTTAGACATTCTTCGTCAACATCCTTGTAAAGTGAAGGTGGTAATCTATTTAGAAACAACATAAATGCCTTAATTTGAGACCAATGTGTTGCTTCAGTTTTATAAAACAACAACGGAGTTGCTGCATCATTAAACACATTATACAATACAATCACATGATTTAGAATGAGATGTGTTTTCAATTCACCCGTCGTCGAGTATCTTTTTAACAATCTTTTGATATACTTAAATCTCTTTAAGTCTTCTTCAAAATCACTATAAGTTACTGACGACGGGTTATTATAGTTTTGAATAGCAAAGAAGAGCCAGTTTTCTGGCGTCAATTCAGAAAAGTTCATTCAAATTATGCGGTGACTGTTAGAGTAGCATCGTTGGAAACAACTTCCTCACCACCAACAGTATTGGTCACCTTGACACGGAACTCATAACCATCAAGACCAACTACTACGTCGCCAGCAGCAATTGTGAGTTCGCCATTAACTGAAGTGGTATCATAGATACCACCATCAAGAGTTGATGTGACGTTTGCCCAGCGACCATTAGCAGTTTTTTGACGCTGCCATGTGAAGACGAGCGTTCCAGAATCAGTGGAGGAAACTGAAGCAGCATCGAAAGTAACTGCGTTTCCAGCAGCAACAGTGACAGCAGCGAGAACACCAACGGTGATTGCCGATGCTACATCTGCTGCGATATCATCATCAGCGTCAGCAGTATTAACAGGAGCATCCTTGAATGCTACAAGGTGGGTTGCCTTATGACGGGTAGCACCAGAAGCATCAGTATAAGTCATATACTCCCACCAACCAGGAGCAGTTAAACCACGTTCAATATTCTCAGCAAGAGTTGCCTCTGTGTCGTCAATAAAAATTGAACGACGGGCAGCAGTAGCATAACCCTGGGCACCAGAAACAGTGCTATCGCCATCAACGATCAGGGTGTTATCGTGATCATACTTATCTACAGAATTCTTCTCAGTTGTATTGAGAAGTTTTAAGCTTTGTGCGTCTGTTTCAGCGCGACTATACAGGGACATGGATAACTTACTCCAGATTTACTATTCCTAAAATTTATTTATATTCTCAAACTTCTTCGCGGTTGTTGATTGCTTGCTCAACAACTGCAAGTAGTTTATCATCCATATCTGTCTTGGTTAAAGCAACTGCCTTCTTGAGAATAACTAGGCAGATCTTAATCAACTGCTCACCAAGTTCCTCGTTATCGGGAATCTTAGCAACAGCGTCTGAAATAACTTTTGATGCGAGTGGAAGTAGAAAAGCGAGCATGATCTTAAAGCATGGAGCTCTTCTATTTATTTACTCTTCATATAATCCGCAGATGTTTGTATATAATCAGCGGCAAGAGTGATCTTTGACTGAACCCACTCAGGAAGATTGTCTGCTGGTTGTAGTAGATCGTGAAGTTCTTGAGCGTTGCGGATGACACCTTTTAGTTGTGTCTTCGCCATGTCTCCTTCATAATCATACTCACCCTTGTCATAGTTCTCCTTGACTTTCTTTTTTTCAGGGAGACCTTTATGCTTCGTAGAAGCAAAGTCCTTCACATCTTTCTTCTTCATGCTGGAAGCAACTTTGGCAACCTCAGGCGATGACGCTCCCTCACCCGTCTGAGCAGCTCTGACCATACCCATGAATTTTTGTTGCTTTTTTGAAACTGCCTTTTCAGCAATGACAAGATCTGGATGTCTTGCATACAATGGACCTTGATAGTTGCCAGCGAACTTAACACTCTCGTTATTGGGTCTTGTAGTCATACCCTTCTCACCATCATTAACTGTCGGCATCACTTCCACCGTGCTTTTCTTTTTCGATTTTACCTTGCGATCCTTTTTTTCGCAACCACACTCCTCACGGAATTGTTCAAATGATTTCATTTTTTGCCCTTCATAGCAATGATCTTAGAAACTTTCTTACGACGCATGTGTAGATACTTGTCAGAACCATCTACATCACCATCGTTATCGATGTCCTTATCTTTACGATCAGCGTGCTTACCCTTGAGTTCGCTGTGATCAACCTTATCTAACTTCTTCTCTGCTAGTTCTTCACCATCATGAGTTAGTTCGTCACCTGCCTTGACACAGTTATCAACACGCTTGCCACCCTTCATCTTGGTGCCCATTTGCTTATAACCTTTCCAACAAGCTTTGCCGTCAAGTCCTTTCTTCTTTTCGATGACATAAGTCTCGCCATCAATCTCATACTCTTCACGCTCAAGAACCTCATACTCCTCATTCTTAGGAGCACTTTCTTGTCCTACATAAGAACCTTTCTTAGCAGTCTTCTTTTTCTTGGTGGTATCTTCAATTTCAGCACCGTGTGACTGAGGTGCCTTATTACCATAAGATTCTACGATTTCAGTATTCTGGAATGTATCTCCACCCATCCATCTATCATAAGCTTCCATCAATCCCGACGAAAACTCATCTTGATTTTTTACGGTATTAGTTGGTTCCTGATACTTCATCGTTTAAAAGGGAGGTTCTTCTTGTATTATTTATAGATCTAATATTTCTCATCCACTCACGAAGCATATTTCCATCTTCTGTTATAACAATAGCGTAGTTTCCACCAAGGCGATGGATATATCCTTTATCGCCAGTTCGTGATGACATAACAGCATCGCCTTCTTTGAATACTTCCTGCTGCCTTTGCTGCTGGCGTAATGCTTCTTCTCGTAGTTTCTTAAAATCTTTCATTTAAAATTCTTAGGTAGTGCTGCCGCAATTTCACCCATAAGAGCGCGACAATCACGATCACTTAATACTCTAGGAATACCTTTTCTGAATGTATCGAAGTCGCCAGCAAATGCCGCACGTCTCATCTTAGTTCCAGAAATGGCAAAGGTATCACCATCAGCGTCTCTACTTCCAGAAGACTGAATATCAATCTTTCTGAACGAAAACTCAGTTCCGTTATATTTATGAAGGAACTGCATGGCAGAAACTCTATCAGAACCTACTAAAAAGACAACCTCATCGTATCCTGCCAGCATAAGATCTTGAAGGATAGCGACAGGTTGTTTAGGTCCAGAAAATATTTTACCACGATGTTCTGGAAAAGACTTATTCATATAATATAACTTTCTATCTGGTGGTAAAGGATTGCTACCTTTCTTATCTACAGTTTGAGAAATATAAATGCGATAGTCATGCTGACCAGCAGCACGTTTTACACCAGCAAAGTTTTCTCCATGCCCAGTAGTTGCTGGTTGAAACCTACCAAATGTAAAGTAGCAAACCTTTCCGTCTAACGCCATTGCTTCTGTAAGGTGAAGTTATTGTAAGCAAACTCCAAGCGATTGACAAACTTAATCATACTGCCATCCTTGTGAAGAACATATCCTTCTGGAGTTGTGACCTTATATCCTTTCTCCGTTTGAACAAAAGTTCTGAACTCTTCCAGGTGGTCTAGTTTATCTATAACCATTTGCTTCACTGTCTGAAGTTCTTTATACAAGGTCAGCATCGCTTTAAACTTATAGACATTATCCACAAGGTAGTTTTCACTCTGATAAACAAGGTTACGTTTTTTGGTTAAGTTTGCTGCTGTCTTGATCTTGGCAAGTTCCTTACTCATCTTCTCATGATAGAAGTTTGCTAGATCATACAAACTCTCATCGATATTACCAATGCTTCTAGCATTCTTGATCTCGTTATTAAAGAACTGCTTTAAGTAAGATGCTATGTGGAACTTGGCATCTCCAGTTGTGCCAGTAGCACCAACTAATTCATCTAAGAAATCACCACAGATCTTACACATTCGTTCAATCTTGGTGATGTAGTTATTAAACTTAGTCATCTCTTGTCTGGAAAAACCAACACGATCCATGGGAGTGTCATTCTTGACAACTAGAACTTCAGGAATTTTATTAAAGGTATCAACAGGAGCTCCCGCCATTGCTTGCATTGTAGGCAAGTCAGTTCCTTGATAATGAGTATGAAATACTACACCGATCTTTGCTCTGCCCGCTGCTTTTCCAATAGGATGATCAACAGGAATAGCATAGGTAATTGTGTTGGGTCTGAAAGTATAGAGTTTTTCGTCATTAATAGTCTCTCGTTTTAAATCAGATGTAAAGAGAAGGTCGCCCTGAATCACACCTTTGATTCCCAACTCACTAAAGTATCTGTAAGAGAACTTAAGTTTCTCTGCGAGATCTCCACTATACATTTCATCAACATCATCCTCAGAATAACAAATCTTAGGAGTGTCTTTGTTAAATACAGACTTCGTTCCAACAAAGAAAATATTAGCAAGAGGATCCATACCACAGATGACAGAAGGAGCACCGTCCCATTTAGTCTGCATGAAACCACTACTCTCCTGATGACCCAGCATCTTCCTTAGTTCTTTCAGGAACGATACTGCTGCCATACATCCTTCGACGCCATAGTTCAGCATCTCATCTTCAAGGTGTTCTAGGTGCTTGAGCTGTTTGATGTTTGCCATTAGTCCTTGTATCCGTCCTCTGGAATGCTAAAGACCGACTCGCCTTGGAACTTGTATGCTGACTGTAGTTTATCAGGCCATGGGTCCGAACTGCCGCTTGTGTCACGAATGTTAAACTTCAGTTCCATGACAGGTGTTTTAACCGTGATATCTACACGTTGTCCAGTTCCAGTCTTGCCTCCATAATGGACAGTTACAGAACTGACATGGGTCGCCCTATCACAAACTTCCTTTGTCATCGGAAAATTTTTAATCTTATTTCCACTTTGCTTATGTGTATAATGATATCCATATCCAATAGAACCACGAATCATTCCTTGGAGAAGTGTTCTGTTGAATGATGGATTTGTATCATCACCACCACTCTTCACCGCGCCAATCATTGCTTCATTAAATATTCGACAAAACCTAGAATTATCTATGCCAAAAGTATTTAAAATTTTCTTGCCAATGTCTGTTTCAATCATTCCATTTTGGATATCTTCTTTGGTGAATATCTTCTTAACACCAAGATTTGACATCGTAGTTGTTCCACCTTTCTTCAGTGAAAGGTAAATTAATTTCTCAGGTTTCCCTTTACACTTGGTTGTTAGAGTTAGGTCAGTAACGATTGGACCAATATTATAGTGATTGGCATCAGCATCACCAATCTTCCAGTTACCTCCTTCAAATGTAATTGGTCTCTTTTTATTTTCTCCT